AGAGATCATAATCAATTTGATACCCTTACTAACGCTGGAACAGATAGATTTCCTACTAGTAAAGGCAGTATAAGTCGTGAGGCAGGTAAGGTTAAGTATGGTGCTCCTAATACAGGATCAACGTTATCCGATGCTACTTTATTGGTACTTACTAACAAGAATAATCCAGTTACAGAAGTAAGATTTAGCGATGTATTTCCTATATCTTTAAGTGGATTAAACTACAATCAACAGGCCACTGATATACAATATCTAACAGCAGAAGTTACATTCAAATATAAAATATATGAGTTTGCTAATGTAGGCGCTGCCACAACAACAGAAGTTACCACATAGGTTGATTTTTTAATACTTTTGTGTTATAATTATATTATGGATTTAGAACAATTACAATTAGAAGCAGACAAAGATCTTAAAATTAATGATACTGAATTAGATTTGGAATCGTTAAAGACACCACAGTTACATAATAAATGGATGAAACATTATACTAAGTTTAGATTATTGTTAACACGTACTGAAGATGAATTAAGAATATTAAAACGTGATAAATGGGAATATTATACAGGTAAATCTAGCCCACAAGTTTATCAATTAAAACCTTTTAACTTTAAAATATTAAAAACTGACATAGACAAGTACTTAGAAGCTGATGAAGATATACAAAGACTAACTCAAAAGGTGGCCTATTTAAATACTGTAATAGATTTTTTAGATAAAACAATTAGAGTAATAGTTAATAGAACATACACAATTAAAAATGCCATAGAGTGGCGTAGATTTACAAGTGGTGCTGTATAATGTACTTAGAAAATACTCACTGTATATCTATAGGCCGTTTTAATAGAAGTTATTGTGATGATATAATATTACAATCAGAAACATCAAAATTACAAATTGCTAAAATACAAGATGGTTTGGATTTAAATAGAAAGTCTAAAGTTACTTGGTTAACAAACGAAAAATTAAATAAAGATATGAATGATATTATATTGGATCATAATAAGAAAGCCAAATGGAATTTTTCTTTGAAAGAATTTGAACCTTTACAATATACTGTTTATGAAACTAATGATCATTATGATTGGCACATTGATAGTCATAGTAAACCATATCCAAATGGTTACGTAAGAAAAATAAGTTTTACATTATGTTTAAATGAAGATTATGAAGGAGGAGAATTTGAAATATCAACTCCAAATCCAAAACCAGAAAAACATATTAATACTAAGTTTAGTGATAAGTTTACATTAGGAACTGTTATATCATTTCCATCTTTTGTTTGGCATAAAGTCAATCCAGTTACAAGTGGAACAAGAAAAGTATTAGTAGGTTGGTCAGTAGGTCCCCAATTTATTTAATACGTATGACACTTACAAAATATATCATCATAGATAAAAAAAACGAAGTCTATCTTAAAATAGAAGCAGATGAAGCTATACGTAGGGAATTGTCTGAGTATTTTACTTTTGAAGTTCCTGGTTACAAATTTACTCCTCAGTTTAGAAACAAATGGTGGGACGGTAAGATAAGATTATTTTCTTATGCTACTGGTCAAATCTTTGCTGGTCTTTATCCGTATATTGTTAAGTGGTGTGAAGATAATAAAATACAAGTAGTTGACGGTACTAAAATAAAAGATATTGTTGTAGATAGTAAGTTAGTAGATAAGTTTGTATCTGGTTTAAAAATACCAATGGAATTAAGAGATTATCAGAAAGAAGCATTTGTTCATGCTCTTCAAAAGAATCGTTGTTTATTATTATCACCTACGGCCTCTGGTAAATCATTAATAGTTTATTTGTTGGTAAGATTTAATCTATTAAGATTAAAAGAAAAAGTAAACAATAAGATACTAATTATAGTGCCAACAACCTCTTTAGTAGAACAGTTGTATAAAGATTTTAAAGATTATGGCTGGAATCCTGACAAGAATATACATAGAATATATCAAGGACATGAAAAGGAAACAAACAAAAATGTAGTTATATCTACTTGGCAATCAATATATAATATGCCAAAGAAATGGTTTAAATCTTTTGGTATGGTAGTAGGAGATGAATGTCATTTATTTAAGGCCGTTTCTTTAAGTAAGATAATGACTAAACTTGAAGATTGTAAATATAGAATAGGTCTTACAGGTACTTTAGATGGTACTAAGACTAATAAGTTAGTTTTAGAAGGCCTGTTTGGTGTTGTTAATAAGGTTACATCAACATCTGAATTACAAGAGAAGAAACAATTAGCTGATTTAAAAATTATATGTTTAGTATTACAACATGATGCTTATTCAAAACATTTTTTAAAAGATAAAAGTTATCAAGAAGAAATGGATTTCTTAGTATCTAATGATAAGAGAAACAAATATATTCGCAATCTGTGTTTAAATTTACAAGGTAATTCTTTAGTATTGTTTCAGTATGTAGAAAAACATGGTGTTATATTAAAACAACTTATAGAAGATAAGGCTGATGATAGAAAAATATTTTTTGTTCATGGCGGAGTAGAAGCTGAAGAAAGAGAAAAGATTAGATTTATAACTGAGAAATCAGATAACGCAATTATAATCGCCAGTTACGGAACGTTTAGTACTGGTATTAATATAAGAAATTTACATAATATAGTTTTTGCGTCTCCATCTAAATCTCGTATTCGTAATTTACAATCTATTGGTAGAGGTTTAAGATTGAAAGATGATAATTCGGCCGCTACTTTATATGATATATCAGATGATCTAACTTATAATGGCAAAGAGAACTATACACTGGCCCATTTCAGAGAAAGAATAAACATTTATACTTCTGAAAACTTTAACTACGAAATACATAACATAGAACTAATAAATAGTAATAACAATGGAACATGTAAAAATAATAAAACTAATTAATGGTGATGACATTGTTTGTAGTTTGGCTAAAGAACAATTGCCAGATAAAACACCTCTGTTGCGTATAAACAAACCATTACAAGTTAAATATGTATCTCAATTAACAGCAAGAGGTCTCAAAGATTATATTGCTCTTATAAAATGGACTGCCTATACTAATGATACTATTATAACTATTCCAAAAGATAAAATCGTTACAATTACAAATGCCACCGAAGAAATGACTAAGAGTTACTTGGACGTATCTAAGAAGTATGAAAAGATAGTGATGCCAAAAAGAAGCGAACACCCCATTGAACAACTAAGTGAAGAAGAAAACAATGAGTTTAATGAATTGTGGGACGAGTTTAGAGATGTTAGGAAAACAATCCATTAATCTGGAGTATTCTGTATCAAAGAGGCTACACGCCTATTATACGGATAAAATAGAAAAAGTCAACCCATCCTGGAACCGACTTTTTTTGTATAAGTCATTGACAATAAACACAAACTGTAGTATATTTAAAACATGACAACATCAAAAAAATCAAAAGAACATTACGTAAGTAATAAAGATTTTTTGGCAGCTATGATAGAGTACAAGAAGATGTGCAAGTTGGCCAAGAAAGAAGGAGTAATTAAACCACCGGTTACAGACTATATTGGAACTTGTTTTTTAAAAATAGCGAATCACTTATCATACAGACCTAATTTTATTAACTATACATTTAGAGACGATATGATATCTGATGGTATAGAAAACTGTTTACAGTATTTGGATAATTTTGATCCTGATAAATCAAATAATCCTTTTGCTTACTTTACGCAGATTATATATTACGCATTTATAAGAAGAATACAAAAAGAAAAGAAACAAGTTACAATTAAGCATAAGATGTTATTAGATTCAAATTTTGATGACATGGCTTTACAACCAGGTGAAGATAGAGAATTTCATAATCAATTTACTGAGTTTTTAAAAAAGAATTTACCAGTAGAAGAACCTAAGATTGAAAGTTTAACGACATACAGAGAAATAAAAAAAGAACAAGAAAAGTTAAAAAAGAAAAAGAAAACAAAAAAAGGTAAGTTAGATTATTTTATTGGGTTATGAAAATTGCGTTGATTGCTGATACGCATTGGGGAGCTCGTAACGATTCTCCGGCGTTTATAAATTATTTTAATAAATTTTATGATGAGGTTTTCTTTCCTTATCTACAAGAGAATAATATTAAAACCTTAATTCATTTAGGAGACGTTGTTGATAGACGAAAGTTTATTAACCATAACACGGCTTATAATTTTAAATTAAAGTTTTGGAATAGATTAGAAGAATTAAACATCAACACTCATATAATAATAGGCAATCACGATACATATTATAAAAACACAAACGAAGTAAACGCATTACAAAATTTAAGCATATCAAAAAATACAAAGATTTATACCTCTTGCGAAACAATTACAGTAGATAATTTAGATATATTATTGGCGCCTTGGATTTGCGATACTAATATGGAAGATTCTCTACATAGTATAGAAAATTCAACAGCACAAATAGTTATGGGCCATTTAGAAATAAAAGGATTTGAAATGCACAAAGGCCACCTTAACGAACAAGGTTTGGATAAGTCATTATTTAAAAGATTTGAAAAGGTTATATCAGGACACTTTCATAAAAAATCAGATGATGGTCATATTTACTATCTTGGTTGTCCTTATGAAATTACGTGGTCAGATTACAAGTGTCCAAAAGGCTTTCATATATTCGACACGCAAACAAGAGAACTAACAAGAGTGGTTAATCCAATAAGAGTGCAC